GCCATGAATGTATCCATATGTCACGCCACAAATCAAGCAAATGGACTCACCATGATAAGGAGTTTCGTAGTAAAGCGCACCGTATCTCGTCTGAATTGGGTTTTGACCCTTTAGAATTGTAGCTTCAGCTTCCAAACGGTCTTCCGTTGTAAATGTCGTCATTAGCTAATTTCCTTTCCAAGTTTCTTACTGACTCGTTCCAGCAACTCCTCACAGGATATTTCGTATTTTCTTTCAAAACCTTTGACACCCAATCCGTGAAGTCCAGTATTTCCCCTATGGTGTTCTGGGCATAAAGGCAAGATTGGGGATGTAGACCGTTTAGTTCCATACCGTCTAACATGATGGAGTTCTGCCGGAGTGCCTTCAATCCCAAAGAATTCGGAGCATAAAATACATCCGAGTTCTGCAATCTTATTGAGAGTGTTCTTTTCATTTTTCGTCATTAGCCCACTTGTACCATTCTCTATAAAAAGTCTTAAAAGACTCAAATCCTACACCACGCTTATATGGTTTGCCATCAGGTGTTAATAGCCAATAAGAATCAATATGAGTGCCATTGTCGGTGTTGCCATAAATAATAACTACCATAAACCTAGTATTAGCTGCTAAAGCCTGTAATAGCCGTTTTTGACCTTCACTTACTTTTTCGCCAGGTCTTTTCCATTCTAATATTAAAAACCTACCATTGCGTTCTGCAATACCATCTACATTGCTAGGTATAAATGATGGATTAAGTGTTATTAGACCTTTGAAATCACCATAGTCTGTATGCGTAGCAAACATATTACGCATTAGCTTAGCCATTGCTTCCTAACTTGGTCATAGGTGGCAAACTCTAGTTGGATAGTTTCTTCTGCCAATTCACAAGCAATTTGGGTAGCTTTCTCGTATTGGTTTTTGAGTGTAGCATTATGGTATTTTTTTAATAACTGTTGAATCCGTAAATAGTTTTCTGAATAGTCTGTCATTTTGTTAATCTTTCAATATTTCTGTTGCTTGCTTCTTGAGTGCGCCAAGCTTCAAATCTCATTTTTGCTGCTTCTAATTGCCATCTAAGGGCTTCTGCTTCTTCTGTCGCCAGACCAATGGCCTCACATAACTCTTGGTAAGCCTGAGATTTATACGCATCCATCTCTTTGCCCCCAATCGTTGTTGCCTCTGACTTAGACATTTCAATAGCTTTAAGGCTATGCTTAAACGCCTCGAATTGAGCAAGATTACCTTTCGCCTTTGCATACGCTGGCGCTGTTTTAAAGATAAAGTCGATAGCGTCATTTGGGTCATAGTCTTTCATTTGAGGTTCATCCATAGACCAACTTGGGCGGCAGCATAGCCAATCCAAATTAAAGCATTACTGTTTGAACCTTTAAAGTATTGGGCTAACCCTACAACTAAATACCCAAGCCCTGTTGCTGCAACAATGTACCTTTCCAACATCCCCATTCCCCTTTGTTACCCAATTTCCATTGGTCGTAAAAATCACTTAATAATCTTTGGTCAAGGTTCTTTTCACTTATGTATTTGCGAAACCAAGCCAACCCTTTTTTATGCCGTAAAGCGCATAAATACCTTACACCGCACTCATGCCTAGTTTTTTCATACATTTAGATTTAAGGCTTGCATAGGTGTCATAACCATTACCAATAATGCCCAATTCTCTTGCTTTAGCTTCAATGCCTTCATTGCTAAACATCCATTCTTTTGATTCTTTTGTTTTCTTAGGTTCAATGACCAATTCATCTTCCCATCTTTCCTGATTTAACCAAGTAGCAGGATGGGGGATAAATTCTAACTCAGTTTCTTTTGCTTTCCAATAAGCCAAATGGTCATCTATGGCTTTGCAAGCGTCAAGTTGTTGTTGTTCAGTAAGCCGTGCAAATGCTTTTCTAGCAACTGCTTTGGCTATCTTTCGTGGATATAAAGACCAAAATTCTTCAAACATTTCTGTGATACCTGTCATGTGGGTTATTAATCATACTAATAATGAGTTCATCAATAGTTCTGAACCATTGAGTTACTTTCATGCCATCATGCTGCATGATTGTAAAACTCATATCACATAACCGGTACGCAGGTAGTTTGTGCCAAAAATGACAATGGCTAATACAAGACCTAGCAAACAAGCGCCTAAAAAATCTTTCATTTAATTCCCCTTTAAATGTTTTTTTACTTCTTTAATATCGCTTTTTGATAAAGCCAAACCTGTTTTGTAACGCAAACACATTTCTTTGATTCTAGATGTTGTATCGCGATTAGGCCATTCTGCATCACCAAAAGCCCTAGCTTTTTCTTCAGCAGTTAATTCAAAAGGCAAACCCAATTCTTTGCTTGCTTTTAAATCTGCTAGAAGCTGGTCATTTGTTCTCATTTAATTTCCCCTTAAATGTTTACTCGTTATTGAGTAATAGTAGTTTCTAGGTATTTGCAATAAATGTCTACTATCCAAAACCCTTAGTTGCTTATTAACTACATCTTTAATAACTATAGTCTTATTATTAGAGTCTTTAATAGTAATTCCAAGAGGTTTAAGCACACCTAGCCTACCTAAGTGTGCCTTCAAATGCTTCCATTGAGGAATCGCATCACCCGACAGTCTTGCATGGTATAGGCACTATCTTCGCCACCTATATTGCGCTGTTTCAACCATTACCCCCAGTAGCGCTATAAATCCTATCCCCTGGTATGTCGTTAGAGCCTCAAGATAGGAAGATGAGTGTACTACATTTTTATTCCGTGCAATCACAAGGCAAATCAAACCCTACAAACGGTAGCGTCATTTGCGACTTGTGCATCAAAATTACATCAGACCAAGAATAATTACGACCTAATCCTTGAATTACATTTAATTCTGCATTTTTTTCAATGTTTAACGCCCGTTGCAATAAATCAGGGTGTTTCTCATACAAATCTACTATTTCTTTAGGCCGTGATGATGGGCAAAAAAAGCAAGCTGATTTACCAACATTGGTAATGCCATGTTTTTCAATAATTTTTAAACAATCTTCTCTTTCCCATTGCCATTCAATTAATGGGTAAATGTATTCGTACTTGGGGTCGTCACGCTTTGCCGCATTGTCAACCCTGCGAGTTTCACCAGCATCATACCCAATGTATTTGGCGCATTTTTGACCTGTTTTCCAATAATCAATAGCTGGTTGCCAATGATTACAATACTTGTCTTGTGGGGCTATTTTGTGTTTTTGACTGCATTTTTTGTAACCATAAGCAATAGATGGAAGTGTTTTAGACCGCAAAGATTCTTCTTCTAACGATTCATAACTACCGTCTTTCCTAACCCTTTTTACAGTTGTTATTTCTGGTAAACCTTTACTTACAAGCCAATTACTAAAATTTTCAATGTGGGCATAGGTTTCTGGTCTTTCGCCACCTGTGTCAGCAAACAAAATTAAATCTATTGGGCGGTTTTTTTCATAAAGACCAATAATCATAGCTGTGCTATCAACTCCTCCACCAAAAGCAACAATATGGGGCTTATTCATCTTGCACTCCAAAAGCGTTGTTTTTTGGTAACAACTCAGGCCAAATTAAATAAAAGTTTTTAGGAAATAGGTCTTGGCGAGTTACTAGCCCATGACTAGCTTCTTCAATCCTAGCCCCTAAAAGCATATATTTGTCGGCTGGTATACCCCTAATTTTCCAATTAGATACTGCCGCAGAATCAACTCTGCACATTCTGGCTACCTTTGCAGTACCGCCAAGAAGGTCAATAATTGCTGTGTCTGTGAGTTTTAATTGTTTGTCCATTCACGCAGTTTACCCTATATGTTGTTTATTTGCATACAATTAAAAATAATTGTTCACAAAAGAAAAACTATGGTAAAGTCAACTTATAGCAATTTCGCTATGTATTTAAGGGGAACTTAAATGAGTGCAGAATTAAATCAACTAATGCTTGAACACGAAGAATTTTTAGAGTCAGCGCTTGAAGATATGGAGTTTGGCGCATTACTTACAGACGACCAAGTAGCCTGTATTCGTCAAGCCTGTGGCAAACCTAAACAACTCAAAAACCAAACATTAACAAATTTGTTCAATGACTTTGGCACTATCTTTAGGAGTGCAGCATGAACCAATCAGAAAGCATTGCTAACCTAGCCAAAGCGTTATCAATCGTACAAGGAAAGTTAACCTATGCTGCCAAAGATTCTGCTAATCCTTTCTTCAAATCTAAGTATGCAGATTTGGAAAGTGTTTGGGATAGTTGCCGTAGTATTTTATCTGACAATGGTTTATCTGTTATACAAATGCCTGGAAACTTTTTTGAAGGTCGTATGTGGTTAATTACACGACTTTGCCATGCGTCTGGCGAATGGATTGAACAGGAAATGTCTGTACCTGTAACTAAAGCAGACCCACAAGGCGCTGGTAGTGCATTGACATATATGCGTAGATACGCATTGGCAGCGTTTGTAGGAGTAGTGCAAGCGGATGATGACGGCAATGCAGCGTCACAACCACCATCAAAAGTAGCAGTAGTTAAACCTAAAGAAATCTGAAAGGGGAATTAAATGTCTTTTAACACACCATACACACCCAAAGAAGGTAGCGGAAGCCTTTTTAAGAATGACCGCAAAACAACTGAAACACATCCTGATTACACCGGAAGCATTATGGTTAATGGCAAAGAACATTGGCTATCAGCTTGGGTTAAAGAAGGTAAAAAAGGTAAGTTTTTTAGCGTATCTATTGGTAAAGAAAAACAACCAATGGGCTTTAAAGCTGCTGGTAGCGATGAATTACCACGCAATACCATTGAAGATGATGTTCCATTCTAAGGAAATGACCATGAAACAGATTATTGTAGGCGCAATATTAACTATTCTTGCAACTATGGCTGTAGGCCAATATGCTAACTGCTGGCAACAGTATGTTTGCGGTGGTGGTGGTTGCCAATGGGTTACTATTTGTAGATAGGGTTATTATGAAAACCGTTATTAATGACATTATTCAGCAAAACATAGAGTCAATTCACGATGAGGACTTTCATGTTGATGAAACAAGGCAGTTAATATCTATGACTCCTGAAGGGTTGATTAGTGTTATTAATACGGTTGTCAGAGTCGCTGCCGAAAAGGTAACAAATGTTGCCGAAAGAGAATCAATTTTAAAGATGGTTAACTAGATGCAAATAAGGGGAAATTTATGTCACAACATTGGTATGATGCCATTACGGGCGCACCACGCTATACAACCATTGGCAAAAACGGTAAAGAAAGAAACACTACACTCAGAGATGCCAAAGCAAACCCAGGTACACTTGTCCCAAGCGTATCTACAATTAATGGACAACTATCAAAAGATGGCCTTAATACATGGTTGCAATCTGAAGCCATAAAAGCTGCCGCAGAAAACCCAAGAGGTCTGCAAGAAGAAGAAAAAGATTACATTGCCAGAATATTAGATTTGGCAAAACAAAAATCCCAAGAAGCCATGACTAGAGGTACTCTGATACATGACTTCATAGAAGCCTTCTACAACCAAGAATATATGCTAGAGATGCCAGCGTATGTCCGTAAGGTAGATGATGCTATCACAGCCCATTTTGGCGCACAGCTATGGATTCCAGAACAGTCTTTAGTTAATCAAGAAGGCTACGGTGGTAAGTGCGATTTGTATTGCAAGCCACGCCATGACTTTTCTGGGGTCGTAATTGACTTCAAAACCACGGAAAAATCCCCTGGTGATTTAACACCCTACCTAGAGAATACACTACAGTTAGCAGCTTACAGAGAGGTTTTAGCCCCTTCTGCACGATGCGCCAATGTGTACATTAACGGTACTACAGGGGAAGTAGCCATTTACGAACATAGCGAACAAGACATTCGAGATGGTTATGAAATGTTTTTAGCGTTACTCAAAATATATAAACTCAAAACTGGGTTAAACTAATCACGAGGCGGTAGGTGTGCTTTTCCCCTTTGCACAACCATACATCACGGAGTCCTGCCGCCTCACCTCATTTTGGGCGTTAAGCCGCCAATGTAGGATGCAGTAATTGGGTAATTTTGCGGCTTTCAAACCCATTGATAGCAACTGCCAAATACAGCCCCTGTTGCACATACGCAACTAAGGGTTTGTCATAGTGTATTTCCCTTGAAATTTATAAGAAACTACAGTCTTTAAAGGGAAAACAAATGCAATTAATACCAAGAATTAAAGAAAATTACTCAGTCGTTGAAATGACACCTAAAGCCTGGTATTACTTAACTGGCAAAGAAGGTCAAGGTTATGGCGTATTTAAAGACCATAAGCTAATCTATTCCAATACAGACTTTATGGAAGCTAGTTATTTTTTTGATGAAGTTACCAATGGATGAATACATACGCAGGGTTTTTGAGGGTGAAGCGCCATGCGACAACTGCAAACAAGCGTTAGACTGCAAAGAATATGAATGGGCTTG